ACCTGCCAAAACACCAACAACACTGAGTAGTGCGGTCATACTGAAACTAAATCCGGCTGTCGCAAGAGATGCTAAGCGCGCCTTAATAGAATAACTTACGAATCCGCCGCCCAGGTCATCAACAGAATCCTCAGTTATCTCAGACTGAATGTCTAATTCTCGAAGTTCGTCTTTTAGTTCCTCGGTTGAGAGTCCTGCAAGAAGTTCATCATTTCGAAGCTCCTCAATCTTATTAGATAACTGATCAGCTTCATCTTCTGATGCGTCGTTGGCGATTGCTAGATTGCGTAGTTCTTCAGCGAGTCCATCAGTTTTATCTTTTGCAATTACTTCCTTGCCGGCTAACTCTTCAACTGCTTTGCCAACGTTTTGTAGCCCGCTTTTAGTTGTAGATGCTTTTGCTGCAAGTGCTGTGAAGGACCCAGACGAGGTGATTGAACTGAGTCGTAATTTTGTTAGCTTAAGGATTAAGTCATCTACTTTGTTCTCCATTGATTCCATCGATGGAAGAGAACTTCTAATGTTCGATGGTAACTCTACAAATGTGTTTCTAACAGAATCTTTTAACTCACCAAACGAAGGAAGATTTACATTTTCTCCAAATTCATTCAGTCTCCCTTGAAGCCCAGTACCTATCTCAGAGTTTTCCCCAAAATTATTTAGTCTCTCTTGAAGCCCAGTACCTATCTCAAAGTTTTCTCCAAAATTATTTAGTCTCTCTTGAAGCCCAGTGCCTAGCTCAACGTTTGCTGAAAAATCATTAATGTTAGACCGAATTATTGCCAGGCGGTCACGAATATCCGGAATAGAGATAGAGTTTATTGCTTGTGCTAAGGAAGTCTTCAGTGAATCTCCGACATCTCTGGCCGCGCTTGTAATAGATTCACTGATGTCCGTTAGCTGAGAACGAATACGTTCTCCTATAACACGGATGGCGCCTCCCACACCACCTTCTGAATCCTCTCGTATTCCCTCAAGAGCGTCGTCGAAAATGTTACGAAATCGAATTAGCTCGCCGAACGCACCACGGTTTAGTGACCGAATTTTTTCGATGACGTTATCTCTGAACCGTATCAGTCGCTGATTAATAGCTGGTATTCCAGAAAGAGTCTCCTGTGCGTCCACATCAGTGATTAGTTCCAGTTGCCTATCAACCTGGAACTTCTGGTCTTTGGGTAACAGTTCACGGAGTTCAGTTGGTGAGATAATATCTCCACGGCTGATGTCTATGTTTTCGACTTCTTCCTCAATCATCCCCCGTGGGGTACGCCCAATGGAGCGGAATGCATCACCTAAGTCAGCAGTTTCTATTGAATTTTTAATTCTTTCACTGAACGCCTTGCCAAAGTTAGTCTCTGTAAACAGGCTGGTGAGTTTTCGATCAGTGAGACTGAGAGAGCTTCGGAACTCATCAAATGACGGAATTAGGTTGCTTATACTTTCATTTATTTTGTTAACCCGGCTGTCGCCTGTCTCCAATGTTCCAACGATTGAAGAGATAGAGGACTCAGTTTCACCGAGGGGCGGTATTACAAGTTCGAAAGCTTCAGCAAGCCTCCCGATTCCTGATGATTGGCTCGCAATAACAGTACCTAATCCGCCCAGAGTCTTTTTGAAGCCGCTAATAGCTCCACCTGCGGTCGCTGAGAACTTCGCAAGGTTAGCAGCAGCTAAGCCAATCGGTATAGAGAGACTTCCCATAATACCGGCAAGCCGATTAACTGCAAGAACGAGAGCGATCATCTGCACAGCAGCCGCAACTGTCTCTTGCTTTAAACTATTAATTGCTGCCGCAACATCTGCCAATATGCCAAAGAATGTATCAAAAACTGGCGCAACACCAGATGCAATCGTTCTCCCAAGATTTGAAATTTCAGAAACGAACCGGGAGAAGCTGTCACCAGCTATACCGATTATTGCGATAACCTCTTCAGTCGCCACCGTTACAGCCTGTATGAATGATGGCAATCCTGACAATACAGAATCAGTTATTCCTGCAAGGTCATCGCCAAGTTGTAGAACAAGCAGCCCAATAGCTTCATTAATAGCATCAAGATTTTCTCTGAATGATTCACCAATTTGGCTAAAGGTAGTGCTAAGGCTCTGGAGAGCATCTGCATTTTGAGTAGGAACAAAGCTTCCCTCGAAGGCATCCGCCAAAACTGAAGAGAAAGAGCTTACCGTATCGACTAATGCCTGAATTAGCGAATCAAGTAATGCAACTGCACCTTCTGCTTCAATGATAGGTCTGAACGCTTCAATCAGAGCTTCTTGTAATGCCTGGGATGTCGGTTCGAGCGCACTCAAAACACTCTCGAAATCGTTCAAATCAGCACCAGCGTTTTCAGCTTTTGCTAAGAGTCCTCCAAATGCAAGGGCTGCACCACCGATTCCTGACGCGCCAATCGCACCTCCGAGCCCGATGAATGCAGATGAGAGATTACCAAGTGTTGCAACAAGGACCGGAACCTGTGTTGTCAGATTACGTAGGGCGACAGTGAACGCACCAACGTTAATCGAAAGCGCGCTGCTCTGCAACGACAGTAGCTCGGTGGCGCTTGCCGCACCGATAAGCTCACCGGTCGTCTCAGTTGCCTCGTCTCCCATATCATCTATCTCGCGTTTTGCCAGGTTTGCTGTAGCCGCTAACTGAAGGTTTTCTGAATTGAGGCCACTGATAGAGGTTTGCAGAGCTTCAGATTTTCCCGCAGTCTTCGTTATCTCTGATCCAAGTTGTCCAACAAATATGTTGGCCGTCTCTGCACGAATAGTTGTACTTCTAAACTCGTCATTTAGCTTTTTTGCTGTTTCAGTTGCAGCCGCGCTGCTGTTTCGAACGTCTTTTGTAGACTCGGATAAATCCTCGACCCCCGATTCAGCTGTTTCAGACGCAGTAGAGATTTCACTAAGGGTGTCATCTAATTTTTCGAGGGTCTCGTTAACTTCACGTGAGGCTCGTGCTACACCCTCTAAGGCGTCTTGTAATCCCGAGTCCTCACCGACAAGTTTGGCAACTAGTTCAGCCATAATAGGTTACAGTGTGTCGTTAAAACTTTTGCTTCATTTTCTGTTTTTGCATCTCACGCTCAGCTTGCTCCTGTTTCATCTTTTCACGCTCTTGCTTTGCAGTGAAGATGAAACTAAGCTGCGCTTCTGTCAACTCATCTACAAAGGCCTGGCGCTTTTGTCCTGTCTGTTCATCATAGACAGAAAAGTTTGTCGCACCAGAGGAAACACTTTGCCACAGCGATTGCCCTAACCTCGTTCTTGAAAACCTCGAATCTCACCAGTCTCTTCAACTGACATATTGATCACTTCGCTGCCGAGTTCGAAAAGCACTTCGAAACTGAGTTCAGTGACAATCTGATCGATCTGAGATGTTGTTAGTTTTGGGTGGTCAAGAGACTCAGATAGAAGGTCTTCGAATCCTTCGACAGTATCTTCATTGACAGCAGAAAGGTCTCCTTGCATCTGCTCTTCAGCCTGCTCTGCGTCACCATCAGCTTCCTCAACAGCCTCGAACATCTGTTGTGGAAGGCGCTGAATCACTCCAGCCAGAGCCTTCTTATCAATGGCGTGCATTTCGACCCCTTCGAGCATGTATCCTTCCTGGTGCTCAAGATCGATTGTCTTGTAATTCTTTGTTCCCTCAACGATACGCTTGTAAAAGTCTGTTGCTTCAGTTTGTTTCATAGTTGTAGTTTCTCCAGTAAATGGTGGATTTTCTACCACGGAATAACTTGACGGTACGGCCCCAAAGAAAAGTGGTGTGCTGATTTACGTCCCTCGGGCGAAGGACGGGGGTATCTCGTCAATGTAGTGGCCGTGACTCACTCGGGTTGTCAGTAGGTGTTGAGCTATCGAATGTTATCGGTCGCTCATGTGCAGCTTTTGCGCCATGAAGTCGAACGATTGCGTTGTTCGGTCATCAGATGGAATGTCCTTAGAGTGGCTGCTCAGCAGCACCTCACCGAAGGTGTACACCTTGTTACCATCCTTGATGACAAGATTGCTGATATGTTGTGGAAGATTCGTCTCTCCGGAACTTGCCTCGTTCCACCCCTCGGCACGTTGAAGTTGTTCTCGTCACCCGCGTTCGACTTGATAATCCCGTCAGCGGCGAGCCTTCCAAGTTCAGAATTGATGACTTGCTGCGTCTGCGCACGTGTTTCAGCGTTGTTGATCTGGCCGATTATCTGATCACCAACCTGCTTGACGATGAGGATTACGCGGTCAGTGATTCGACGAGTGAAGAAATCTGCTGCGACCGAATCAGCTTCACTGAAACTTGTCGCGCGATTGCCCTTCACTCGAATAGAGCCACCACTCCGAATCGGGATAAGGTCCTCGTCACGGAGGGCATCTGCCTCTGTCTTGTTGAGCTTCTGCTGGAGCGCCGTGAATCCAGAGACAGCCTCGTTGTACACTGCATCGTCAATTGGCTTTCCTGCGTACAGTCCTGCAAGCCCGCCACCAATCGTCTTATCAGCGTCGCCATCTACTCGACCAGGTGCGAGCTTGAAGAACGAATTAGAGTTCACACTCTGGTTTGCAGAGTCGTAGTTTGCTGCATCGTAGCGGGGCTCTGACCCACCGTTTTCAGCAGTCGTCTCCGCTGCATCGAACGTAATCTGGTCGTTCGGTTCGGCGAAGGCGAAGCCAGTGACAAGCTGGTAGTTATCTCGTAGTGTCGATACAACTGTGTCGAGTTGACTGGACACGGCGTCCGAGTCAGTCAGTGCCCAGAGGACACCTGTCTCATTCTCGTTGACGACTCCACGGACCTCCTCATCGTTGAATGCCGTCTCGTAGTCGTTAACGGTATAGTCGAACTCGAAGTGGTCACTCGGGCCAGAATCGGCTGCGTACTCGCCAGTGAGTGGGTTGATGAACACAGTGTCAGATTCTGACGGGGATGACGGGGCGCCAGCGTAGCGGAACTCAACGTCCAGCGTTGCCACGCTAGTGCCACCGCCATCCATATCTTCGACAGTAATCGAATCTGTGTCTTCAACAATCTCTACGTTATCGAGTGAACCAGTCTGTGCCCCCTGTGATTCTGCTGTCACATCGGTTCGCGGGACGGCGACTCCATGAAGGAAGTCGATGTTTGCTCCGTTCTGAAGTGCTTCCTGCATCCCCTCAGCCAGTTCCGAATCTGCACCGAAGAGGGTATCAGCCTCAAGTGGTGCGTTAATCTGGCGTGGTGTGCTCGCAGAAGCATCTCCATCAACGTTGTTGGACGCATCATACAGGCCTTCACCGAAGACGATGACCTTCTCAGCAACTCCAACAGCAACAGAGCTAACTCCGCCCCTGGATGTTTCAACTCGAACACCAGGGAAGTCTCCAAATATTGCCATATTTTTAAATTACCTTGATTGTAAGTTGTTCGCTTGGTACACTGCTCGGCATGTCCCCACAAATCGGGGTCATAACTGAACCGTTTGTTTCTGTCATAATCAGTTTATTGGATTTTGTTCTTCGTCGAGTATCGTTGTTTGTGCGCCTTGGAGTGGGTCTCCAGCTTCTTCAACGTAGAACCGTGCGGCGTATATATCTGCTAACTGCCGCCATCTTCGAACAGATGGATTTTGTATCAGGTCATCCTCTCGCTGCCCATCTCGAAGCGAGAAGTTCCACAGACTTTTCACAGCGTCTCCGTTTTCGTCTGTAAAGAACTCGTCTGTCCCTCGGCTGTCGTGAGAGTAGAGAACTTCGTGAAGTGTTTCTCCAAGTCTGTCGACATTGTTGTCAGACCCATCCGCAGTCCACAGTTCAATACGAGCGGTGGCTTGCCACTCAGATTCGTAGACTTCAGCGACCCGCTCTCCGCTGTCGTTCTTCTTGTAACCCACAAAGTCACTGTTCGTGACAGCCGGGCGCTCCACCTCGTCAAGTTCAACGAGCAGCAACGGAAGTGTCTTCACCGCGTCTCGTCCCTCTGCATCGGGCTCTTGAAGTATCACATCTAACTCTGCTGGCATACGAGAGTCCTCAAGCACTGCTCGCGCAATCAGCTCGCGTGCTTCAGGTTTCGTTACCATATTATAAGCTGTCCTGTAACGCCTGTGCAAAGGCCTTGTTTAATTCTTTTTGCAGAACTCCTTTAGCCTTTATTCTGCCAAGTGCCTTTGCGAAGTACATCGACGAATCAACGCCAGAGACTTCTGTTGGCTCTCCTTCGAACCGCTCTGCAAGAGGCACAGTTTCTCCATCTTCGTTCGTTGCAGGAGTGTCGCTTAGAACGATGGTAACGCCGTTCACCTTAAAGTACATTGGCATGTTTCCACGTGGGCCGTGGTCGCGTGTTCCAAACGCCATGTATTTAGCCCGATCATTAACTGCAGGCTTTGGAGAGACAGTTCGGACCTTCCCGTTGGGTTGTCGGGCGTTCTTCCACGCATTCGTTTCGGTGAGATGGAAGTTGTCAGTTGAGCTATCGTTCGTGCCACCTGGGCTATAGGGGCTTGAGCCCTCGCTGGAATTGTAGGTCCCGCCTTTTGCTGTTCTGTCGCGCTTCAGTTGGTCAGTTATTTCTTCGATGAGACGTTCCCCAGTCTCTTCTGTTGCCGTGTTAGTAACACCACCAACCTGGCTCTTAAACTCCTCAACCTCATCGGCAAATTCAGCGAACTGTTCTGCTCCTTCTATTCCAGCCATTAGTATCGTCCGAAGTAGCTCCCGCCACCACTGTCACCACGAACATTTTGTCCATTGAGTCGTGCGTCTTCACTCCGCGTCGTGAAAACGTACGGTGACTTGTCTGAGTCAGACTTTAGCACACCACTGTTCCGAATCTTTGTCACAATCTTTTCGTACTCAGTGTCGAATAGCTCAGCAAAGTCTGCCTTGTCTTTGCCATCGTCTGAAAGATCACCAAGCCTCACGTCATTTGGGGACTCTGCCCCTTCGGCAAGTTCAGCCGTTGCCTTTTGCTTGATAGCTGTCTCAATCTTCCGCATGATGGGTGACGGAATGCTGTTATCAAACTGTTCTCCTTGGTTCAGGTCAAGCTCAGCAGTGCCTTCGGCTACTTCCAGCGCCTGACGTTTCTGTTCATCCGAGTAATCGTCTGGGATCTGGACAGGAACTTCAGTGAAATTCGTGTATCGTGGAGTGTAAGCCATTATTCCGATTTGCTTTAGGGTGCCGAGCAGTGTACAATCAGTACCGTGTTATCCGTTGATAACTGCCGCCGCCTCGGGGAAGATGGAAGTCCAGGCCACTCGCGTGAAGGCCTGCACAACCTCAGCCTGACGCTCAGGCTCTTCGTACTCCCGAGTTGTCATGCTCGTTCGGGTGAGCTCGTATCCGAATCGCGTCGTGTCAATTGCAAACGCACCGTGCCCACCGTCAGAGATGGACTGCGTTGTGTCAACAATGACAGGCATTCCGGCAACCTGTCCGACCTCGCCACTTCGAACAACCTCGTCACCAGACTCTGTAGCCCGGTTGAAGTTGTCGTCAGTGAGCAAGTCCGTGTATCCTTCGAGGTCAACAATCAGCAGGTCGGGCTGCGAGTAGCTGTCCTCACGAAGTGTCTTAATGCCGTCAACGATGTCTGCGAATGAAAGCACGCTGTTTCCATCGCCAACATCGGGGGACTTCTGAGCGTTTGCATCGAGAACGTCGAATGCCTGCTCGTTCAGTTCCTCAGCCATCGCACGGGCAAGGTCCTCGACCTCACGTGCCTTCATCTCCAGAAGGCCATCTTCCATCGCCTCCATCGTGATGACGAGTTCGCCCATGTACTTATCGAACTGTACCGTGTGCTCTTCAGGAGTCTCTGCCCCGTGTCGTGGGGCTTCCTGTCCCTCACCAACAATCTCGGGGCGGCCCATGTCGTTCTGCTCGATGTAGAACGTGTAAGAGTTGGATTGAATGTCAGAAGCATCGATCTCGCGGAACGCCTGGCGGTAGACCAGGTTCTCCTCGACGACCTGCTCCACAGTCTCTCGAACAAACTCCTGCGTAATAACGTCGCTTGTAGTAAGTGCCATTGTATGTTACCTCAAATATTACCGAACGAGAACCTCGTACAGATTGGTCCCGTTGTCAACTTCTTCGAGGATCAAGACCTCACCGTTCGGCCCAAGCGCGTTCCCTTCCGCGACAGTTGCAGAACCATCGACGTACTCGGTCAGGTCTGCAACGACTGCACCGTGCGTCTTGATTGTCGCATCTCGGTCGCCTCGGACAAGTGGGTCAGGACTATCTTCGAAGACATCGTATTCGTACACCACACCGGCAACAGTGTCGGTGTTGTCTCCAGCAACAGCCGCCACATCTGTGCCGTCGTAGCTTACAACTGTTCCCTTCGGAACAGTAACATTGCTCAGTCGAACCTCACCGTCAGGGTGTGGCAGACCAACGTAATCGCCGTTTCGCCGAGTCTCGTCGCCCGGCTGTGCGTTAATGTTAAGTGTCATTTATCTAACCTCAGTTGCTGAGAATCTTCTGTCGAATTTCTTCCTGCTTGGCTGCAACCTCATCCGAAAGCTCTTCCTCAGACTCGCCGTGAGCCTGCTCAAGCTCTTCCTCGGATGGGTCCTGGCTACGAGGCTGTGCTTCCTCTGAACCAGTCGCCCCAAGCTGCTCCTCGACCGAACCGATCTCATCCTCGAACTTCTCACGAAGCTCCTCGATGGAGAACCGCTCGGCGAGTTCTTCGGAGTCAAATGCACCCATCTCATCAGCAAGTGATGTCGCGTAGACTCCCTTGACCTGTTCTGCCTCTGATTGTAGCTCTTCGTAGCTCTCCTGCTCGACAACAGTTGGACTCTCTGTCTCTCGAAGTTCTTCGAGAGCACTCTGGTCAACTTCGTCGAGAACCTCTGTTCGCTCGCGCAGTGCTTCGAGATTCTCGGACATCTCGTCGAACCGGTCTGCCTTGGACTCAAGAGCTTCAAGCTCCTCAACGTCCACTGCAACCGGGTTATCAAGCTGAGAAAGCTGTTCTTCTAGGTTGCTCATATTAGTCATTTTAATATCCTTTGTGTCAGTCTTGACAGGCAGTGCTACCATAACACTGTCTGATTGACTCATTTCCTCTTTAGCCATTGCGTACATCTCGTGTGTATCACCAGGAACGTACATACCGTCCATCATGTGCGACCCTTCAATACCCATCGATTCAGCCTTTTCCTCGGCATCCTCACGAGATTCGAACATGTGGCTATCGGGAACGCTGCCCATGTACTCGTCGTCGTCTGTATCTCCGTAATGTTTTGGCATAGCTTCTTCCTCCGACCAATTGCGGTCAAACTCCTCTGAGGCAAGTTGATTCACGTAGTCGATGATTTCTTCTTCCATCTCGTCAGAGAGGTCTTCGACTTGGCTCGCCCCACGCCCTCCTTTCACCGCTGCGAGTGCGTTGAGACTCAACTCACCGTTTGGTTCCACAACAGGGAGCTTCAAATCTTCGTAATTTTCTGCTGGAAACCCACTGGCCGAAATAACAAAAGCTGATGCGACATCTTCTTGTGCCTGTTGAGTGAGGTCGTCGTACTCACTCACATCATCCTCAATGCCCATAGCTGCCACGAAGTCTTCGAGATTTGGACGATTCCAATCATTATCGTGGCTTCCCTCGTAGGAAACTTCGTGCATTTCGTAATCGGCCAAAGATGCCACATCAGACGTGTCCCCGGAGTGGGTTTCGCCCTCATCTGCGGCAAGTGTAACCTCCTTCACAGAATCCAGTTCATCAGTGTCTGGATGGTTGGGCATACTACCGAACGGATTGAATGCCCAGTTGAGAAGGCTTATGTCACGCTTACTCGGACACCCGTATGGCCCGCCATCGAGGTCAGCAGAGTCAGCACCTCTCATGCGAGCGATGAACGAGACTGTGCGTTTTGCATCAGAGATATCGTTCTCGGTCCAGTCACTCTTGTTACGTTCGAGTAAGCGAAGGTTGCGCTTCATCACCGAAACCGGTTCAAGACTGGCCTCACGTGAGCACGGGTTCTTGGACCAGCGGCGCAACTCACTGGCGGTCATGTTCACTGAATCAGACCAGGCATCGTACACCTCATCTAACTCATCCGCGTCGGGCTCCAGCTCTGCCGCCACAACGCGCTCAACGATGCTCTGAGGCGTTTCTTCGTCGTCCGAGCCCATTGGGTCGTGTTGACCGAAAACGTCGCTCACGATTACGTCAGTGGTTGTGAGCGCATTCTCCTCAGAGTCGCTGTCGTCGGACGCATCTTCGTTGTACTTCGGGTGCTCTTCTGGGAGCAGGTCGTTGTCCTGATTGTATGCGTCGTTTTCAGGATTTCCGTTTCGAACGAGGTACAGGAATGCGTTGACGCGAGCATAGCTCCACTGCTGCGGCGACATGCCTTCTCGGTGGCTGTCCTGATAGGCACCCATCCCACGATTGAAGACATTTTTGAGCATTCGGTAGGTGATACGTTTGCCCTCTTCGTCACCGTGTTCTTCGTTGTGCTCCTCTGCCTTATCTCTCAGCGCACTTTTCACCTGTTCACTGATTAGTTCATCAGTGCTCGCGTTCTCTTCCGATGGCTTTACAGCGCGTCGTGGGTCTTCCCCTTCAATACTGTCGGCGAACTCTTCCTGCTCTCGCGGGAAGTTGCCCCACGGCTCCACGGCTTCCATATCTTTTTCGATGGTTTCGCCGTCAGTCTGCCACTCGCCGTCAGAGTTCTGTGTCCAAACCTCGATTGTTACAATAGCATCCCCGTCGCCAGAGTCGTCAACATCTAAGACGAATCCGTGTTCCTCTGTCGTGTCAGATGGATACCATTGTGCCCAGTCTTCTTCCTCAACATCGTACTGCTCATGGTTTGACCTACCATTTTCTTCTTCCTCTGTTTCTGTTGATTTTTCAACTTACGGAGCTCCTCATCTTTCTGTTGATACGTCATCTTTTCATAAAGGCTCTTAATCGAAAGCCCCTGAACTTCTTCCTTCGGTTGGGTTTCAGCCCAAGTTCGAAGCTCTGTAATTTTACTTTCAGGGTCTTCCTTCAATTCAGGATAAGATTCTGCCGCTTTCTGAAACTCATCCATCAGGGAGCGCTGCTGCTGTTCCTGTTGTTCTTTTTGTCTCAGCTGCTCATAAGACTGGCG